GGACGCGCCGGCTTGCTCAAAGGCATCGCCGGTGAAGAAGCGGTGGCCGGCATGCAGGTGTTGGTGGCGCAGGCAGGCAGCGGCGCGCTGCAGGACTTTATCGGCACCCTGCGCCAAACCAACGGCGAAGCCCTGCGCACCTCACAGGTGATGGGTGACAACCTGGTGGGCGACCTCGATCAATTGTCCAGCGCCTGGGAAGACCTCGGCATCCAGTTGCAGGAACAACAGAACGGCCCCCTGCGCGAGGTCACGCAATCCTTGGCCTCTGTGGTTGGCGGCGTTAAAAGCTGGATCGTAGAAAACCCCGGGCTGGCCTCGGCCCTGGTTAAAACCGCTGCCGGCGTGGGCATTCTCATGGCCGGCATGGGCGGTCTCACCTTGGCCATGGCCAGCCTGCTCGGCCCGTTCGCCATGGTGCGCTACGGCATGATGCTGTTCGGCATCCGGGGCGCAGGGCTGGCCGGTACCCTGTTCAATCTGGGCCGCACGGCGCTGCCGCTGGTGGGCAAAGGTATCCTGTTTATTGGCCGCGCCCTGATGATGAACCCCATCGGGCTGGCCATCACCGCCATCGCGGCGGGGGCTTACCTCATTTACAAGAACTGGGACCGAGTCGGCCCCTACTTCCTCGGCCTCTGGGCTGAAATCAAACAGGGCTTCAACGGTGGCCTCGGTGGCATTGCCGCCACCATCCTCAACTTCTCGCCGCTGGGCCTGTTCTACCGCGCATTCGCGGGCGTCATGGGCTACCTGGGCGTGGAGCTACCGGGCAAGTTCACTGAGTTCGGCGGCATGATCATGCAAGGGCTGGTCAACGGCATTAAAAACGCCGCCGGCGCAGTCAAGGGCGCGGTGGTAGGCGCCGCCGACAGCAGCATCAACTACTTCAAAGAAAAGCTCGGCATTCACAGCCCATCGCGCGTGTTCGCCCAGTTGGGCGACTTCACCATGCAAGGCCTCGCCCAAGGCCTAACCGGCGGTGAAGGTGGCCCCCTGCAAGCGCTCACCGGCATCGGCAAGCGCCTCACGCAAGCCGGGGCCATCGCACTCAGCGCCACAGTGGGCAGCGGTGCCATCGCCATGGACAACCGCCCGCCCCTCAGCGCGGCTGGCACCAGCCAAGCGATGGCCAGCGCCGCGCCAAACATCACCATCAACGTGCACCCCAGCGCCGGCATGGACGAGCAAGCCCTCGCCCGCTTGGTGGCCGCTGAGGTGGCGAAAATCCAGCAACGCAGCCAAGTGCGCGCCCGCAGCTCACTCAGCGATCAGGACTGACCCCAAGGAGTAGCCCCCACCATGATGATGGCCCTCGGCATGTTCATCTTCAGCCTGGAAACCCTCGCCTATCAGGAGTTCCAGCGCCAAACCGAGTGGCGGCATGGCGAAACCAGCCGCATCGGCACCAACCCCGCCAGCCAGTACCTGGGGCGCGGGCAAGACACCATCACCCTGCCCGGCGTTCTGCTGCCCGCCCTCGCGGGCACACCGCTGAGCCTCGACACCCTGCGCTACATGGCCGACACCGGCAAAGCGTGGCCCCTGGTGGAAGGCACCGGCAAAATCTACGGCGTGTGGGTGATCGTCTCGTTGAGTGAAACCCGCACCCTGTTCTTCCGCGACGGTGCCGCGCGGCGTATCGAATTCAACCTGGTGCTCAAGCGCATCGACGATGGCCGCGTGGATCTGCTCGGCAGCGTGATAGGTGCCGCCGGCGACGTGCTGCGGAGGCTGCTGTGATCGACCAAGCCCTGCGCCAAGCCAAAGGCCTGCTCGGCCAAGCCGCAGACGCCTACCGCGATGCCACCGCCTACCCGCGCCCCATTTGCCGCGTGTGGGTAGACGGCACAGACATCACCGCCGCCATCGAGCAGCGCCTTGTCAGCATCGAGCTGACCGACAACCGAGGCATGGAAGCCGACACGCTCGACATCCAACTCAGTGACCACGACGGCCTGCTGGCCATCCCCCCGCGCGGTGCCGTGCTGCAACTGTGGCTCGGCTGGAGCGACACCGGGCTGGTACCCAAAGGCAGCTACACCGTGGACGAAACCGAACACAGCGGCGCACCGGATGTACTCAACATCCGCGCCCGCAGCGCCGACATGCGCGGCGGCCTTAAAACCAAACGCGAGCGCTCCTGGAGCACCACCACCCTGGGCGCGGTGATCGCCAGCGTGGCCGCTGACCACGGCCTCAGCCCCGTTATCAGTGCCGCGCTCAGCGCCATCGAGCTGCTGCACCTGGACCAAGCCAACGAGAGCGACGCCAACCTACTCAGCCGCCTCGGCCAGCAATACGACGCCATCAGCAACATCAAAGCCGGCCGCCTGCTGTTTATGCCCACCGGCAAAAGCACCACCGCCAGCGGCATCGCCCTGCCCCACGTCACGCTCACCCGCGCCGATGGCGACCAGCACCGCTTTTTGCAAGCCGACCGTGACAGCTACACCGGGGCCAAGGCCTACTACTACGACGTGAACAGCGCCGAGAAAAAAGAGGCCATCGCAGGCGGCGGCGACAACCTCAAAGAGCTGCGCAACACCTACACCGACCAAGCCAGCGCCCTGGAAGCCGCACGGGCCGAGTGGCAACGCCTGCAACGCGGCACCGCCACGCTCAGCTACACACTGGCCAAAGGCCGACCCGAGCTAACGCCCGACCAAACCTACAGCCTCACCGGCATCAAAGCCGAGATTGCCGCCATCGTCTGGCTGGGCGGCAACATCCGCCACAGCTTCACCCCGGAGAGCTACACCACCAGCCTGGAGCTGGAATCCAAGCTGCCCGACGGCGAAGCCCTCAGCGACCTGGCCGAGGGCGCAGCCTACACCGGCGTGGTAGCCACCTACCGCGACGAGCAAACCGGCGCACAAAAGCAACTCACCGCAGGCGAGCAAACCACCCCCAAAACCCTCAGCCACCTATATGCCAGCAAGGCCAGCGCCCAACGGGCGGTCGATCGGGAGTGGCAGCAACTGCAAAACGCCCAGGCATAAAAAAGCCCCGCAATGCGGGGCTCGTTGTTACAGCCTGGCGACTCTCAGCGTTATCCGAACATGGCCTGCTGCCACTGTGTTTCACCCACGATGGCAATCGGCAACCCAGTTTCGCGCAGTTCAACCGCTTTCATGATTTTCAAACCGTAGCTGCTGTGCCGCCACTGCTCATTGCCGATACTGCCGATAACCAGGTAGTGGGTTTTCTTGTTGACGCTGCCACCTATAAGACCGCCCCGCTCTTCTACAAGCTTCTGGCACTCCTTGCGCGGGCCATAGGCCATGGTGCCAGTGAACACAAAGAGGTGGCCGTCCCACACCAGTTCGGGCGTGGGGATGTTGAGCGGGAGATCGTTGGCGGCAGCGAACAGAGTCTTGTGGTCAGCACGTGCCAGTTCAACGCCGCCAAACCGGCGCAGGATGCCGAGCAAATCAGCGGCTTCATCTGCATCCAGCATATCGTCCTGCAGCATCAGCCCAAGGCGCTGGTAAAGCAGATTGATAACGGGGTCGTCCAGATGAGCGAGATTGGCTTGTAACCAAGTCTGCAGGAACTTGGCCTCTTCAAAGCTCACCACCCCATCAGCAACGATGCCCGCCGCTAAACCGGACAAAGCATCAGCTGCGCGGCGGTCCATACGTGCGGAATTGAAGAAGCGGCTATTTTCGAACTCACCGTATAGATCCATCTCACTCTTCCTAAAAAAGCCCCGCATTGGCGGGGCTTATGGCTTTAACTGGGTGAATCGCGGCACACCATGGCCTCAATCGCCCGTCGCATAAACGCCTGCTCAGCATCCCCCAGCAGGCGGTAAAACCTCAGCAGCAGCCTTTCCTCTGGCGTTACCCACTCCATCTGGGGCTGTGCAACCCGCTCCGCTGGTTGATCGCCTACAGCCTCAAGAACTTCGGTACTCATCTGCATACTCCGTCATTGGTAGTGAGTCCTGACCATAACGGCAGTTTTGAGAAACCCAACAGGCTCTAGCACGGGCAATTACGACTAAAAGCTACACAACCGAGAGCTACAGCGCGGCCTTTCTTTCCCCGGTGATAACCCACCACACATCCACATCGGTGCGGGCATTTATCGCCTGCAGGTAATCCACGGGGATGGGCTGCTCGCCGGCTTCATACAGCACCTGGGTGAAATCCGGGCGGCCGCCCAGGTGCGCCAGCTCATGAAGCTCAAGGCCTACGCGCTCGCGCTCAGCACGAAGGCGCGCACCGAATACATGGTCGTCGTCCAAGAGGGTTACTGACATAGCTGCAACCCCTGATCGATCACCGGGCCGATGCTCACTTTGGTACCGGGTATGGCGGGATTGTCGCGCCAGATCTTTTCCAGCGGCTCAAGGGCTAAGGCCCGCGCTTTTGCATTCGCGTGACCATTCACCGCATACATCGCGCCGCTTTCCACATCCATCACCACCACCGCACGCCCCGGCAGGCATTGCAGGTGCAGTTCAGCCAGGGTGAATGGCCAGGCTTCGCCCGAGGCCTCAGCGCTGATCAACTGAGGGCCAGCCGCATGCGCTGCAAGTGAAAAAAGCCCGGCAGTGGCCAGGCCTATAAATCCGTTACGCATCCCTTCTCTCCAAGCCTTTAAGGCTTTGCCTCATACCGCCCCGCCATCTCAGCCAGCGCGGTGATCATCTTTGCTGCGCCAGCGCGATCGGCTTCGGGCAATTTCCGGTACTGCTCAAGCAGGCCGCTTTCGTCCGGAGAAAGGCTGCTGCCATCACTGGCAACCCGCGAGCCGGTCAGCACGTAGTGCACATCCACACCCATGCCCTGCAACGCCATCAGGTAGCGCACATCCGGGGAACTGCTCTCCAGTTCATAGGCTTTTTGGGTGCCACGGCTCACGCCAGCTTGGGTGCCGAAATCTGTTTGATTCAGGCCAAGCCGGTCCCTTTCTTCACGCAGGCGTTCACCCGCTGCAGGCGCTATGAGCATTTTTTTGATCAATACCAGTTGACTTGACCAGTTTTCTGGCCAAGAATCCTTTCCATCGAACACGATTAAACACGGATAAACACTATGCATGCCCTATTAACCCCTGAGCAAGCCCGCGCGGCTCTTGACCGCGAAGGACAGAGCATTGCCGCGTTCGCCCGTATTCACGGTTTGAACAAAAATTTGGTCAGCGATCTGCTCAACGGCAGAAAAAAAGGTAAGCGCGGCCAAGCACACAAGGCCGCTGTATTGCTCGGCATTAAAGAAGGTGTCGTCTCAACAGTAGCCCCGACCACACAAGGGGGAAACTAGAACATGAGCCGTTCAATTCTCGACAGCCGCCGCAAGGTAGTCAGCGCCATCATCCAAGCCTTCCCCGGTGGCCGTGAGTGCGCCGCCGCTCACCTGGGGCTGGAGCTTAAGAAGTTCGACAACCACGCCTACGAAAACGCCGGCACCCGTCCATTGGCCGACGAGCAACTACACGCCCTGGAGCAAATCGCCGGTACCACCCACCTGGTGGACTACCTCAGCAACCTCTACGGCGGCATGTTTGTGGCCATGCCCAAAGCCGAACAGCTCGACCACACCGAGCTTTACAGCCTGGCCATGGGCACTGCCGTTAAGCGCGGCCAAGTCGACACCCTGATCGCCAAGGCCTTGGCCGATGGCGAAATCGACGAGGCCGAGTTGGGCGCCATCGTCCAGGCACACCGCCAGCACCTCGCCGCCCGTCACACCGAAGTGGGCGCGGTTGTCACCCTGCACCTGAGGGCCAAACCGTGAGCAGCTACTACCGCCTCAAATGCCCCAAGTGCAAAGGCCCCATGAAGGTGCGCGCTAGCACCGAACAGCATGCCTTTTTGCGGGTGATGTACCTGCAATGCCAGTACGTGCCGTGCAGTTGGGCGGTAAAGGCTGATTTTCAAATGACTCATGAGTTGTCACCCAGCGGCATGGACAACCCCGCCGTCAGCCTGCCCCTGGCCACCTCGGCCATGCAGGCCAAGGCCCGCCAAGACAACCGCGACATCGCCAACACCAACCAGCTCGATATGCTCGACGCCCAGGAGGCCAGCGCATGAATACCGCCGACTTGCAGCACCCGCAATTCGCCCAGGACTACCGCGTTGCCATGCAGGCAGCGGCCTACGCCTTCCTAGAGCGGCATCAGGCTGAGCATCTAGCTGACGAGCAAACCCTGTTCACCCGCGCCACTCAGCACCTGCAGTTCGCCCTGGACGTACCTCAGTACATGGCGGAGAACCTGGTGGCTCTGGCCTATGGCGAGTTGCGTTCAGCCGGCCAGCGCATGCAGCTGGACGTGGCCACCAGCAGCGGCTCCACCGCAATGATCACCGACCCGGCCAGCGGCCTGACCTTTGCGGTACCGGTGGCCTTAATCGTCCAGCGCCTAATCGCAACCCCAACCCGCCGAACCCTGCGCCCAGTTCGCTAACCAAAACCCCTAAGCCTATGCCCGCCCAACGTGGGCAGGGGCAAGTTGCGCCCAGATGGTGGCCCGTATGAGTGATATCACCGTTTCAATCCAGCTAGACCCCAAGCAGGCCAAGGCCTACTTGACCTTCCTGGTTAGCCAATACGAGCAGGCCATGGCCGCCTGCTGGTTCAGCGACCAATACCGCTACACGCCCGAAGGCCTGCGTGGCCGCAAGGTGCTGGACGACCACCCGCACATCGCCGGCATCAGCCGTACCGCCCGCGAGCTGAAAAAGCAGCTGCGTGAACAAGGAGTGCAGGCGTGAAGGCCATGGACAACGCAATCCGCAGCGAAGTGCTGCGCCGCCTAGAGTCGGACTACGGCCTGCAGCACATGAAGGGCACGCCCTACCTGCGCAAAGGCACCTGCCCGGCATGCGGCAAGCGCGAGCTGTATTCCCGCCACGACGAGCCGTGGTTCATCAAGTGCGGCCGTGAGAGCAAATGCGGCGAGCAGTGGCACGTTAAAGAGCTGTTCGACGACCTGTTCGACGACTGGAGCAAGCGCGCCCCCGCCACCGAGGCCGAGCCCAACCGCACCGCCGACGACTACCTCACGTTCGCCCGCGGCTTCGACCTCAGCCTGATCAAAGGCAGCTACACCCTGGAAAACTACTGGGACCGCGACCTGGAAATCGGCAGCGCCACCGTGCGCTTTGCCCTGGAGAAAGGCGGCTACTGGGAACGCCTGATCGACCGCCCGCACCGCTTCGGCAAAAAGAAAGCACGCTTCGCCCCTGGCCAATCGCCAAAGGGCTACTGGTGGTGCCCACCGTGCATCGACCTGCTGCAAACCAAAGAGCTGTGGATTGTTGAGGGTGTGTTTGACGCCATCGCCCTGGTGCACCACGGTCTGGATGCCGTGTCGGCCATGAGCAGCGGGGCCTTCCCGTTTGAGTCCCTCAAGGAGCTGGCCCGCCAGCGTGGCGGCAAGCTGCCGCGTTTGGTCTGGGCGCTGGACAACGAGCCCGGCGCGCACCGTTACACCCGCAAGCACGTACAGATGGCCCGCGACCTGGGCTACACCTGCGAAGCCGCGCAAATCCCCCAGCGCGACCGCAAGGTGGACTGGAACGACCTGCACCAGCGTTGGATGTTCATTGACAACGCCGAGCAACGCGCCGAACGCATCCACCGCGACATCGACGAGGCCCGCTACCACGGTGCCCTGCTGCTGGCCGAAAGCGCCGCCGAAAAAGGCGTGCTGATGTACGAATGGCGCGAGCGCTATGAGTTCCACTTCGGCTTCGAGAACCGCCTCTACTGGTTCAAGATGGATCTGGAGAAGTTCAACAAGGCCATGCAGCAGCTCGAAAGCTCCGAGCGCCATGAGGACGCCCTGCTCAACGACAAGCAGCGCCGCGAGAAGGCCCTGCGCCAGTGCGGCGCGGTGGTGGAGATCGCCAACTGCTACCCGCAGGCGCTGTACTTCCAACGCAACGAAGTGACGGACGAGTCCTGGTACTACTTCCGCGTGGACTTCCCGCACGACGAACCCACCGTGCGCAACACCTTCACCGGGGGCCAAGTGGCCGCCGCCAGCGAGTTTAAAAAACGCCTGTTGGGCATGGCCGCCGGCGCGGTATTCACCGGCAGCGGCGCGCAGCTCGACAAGATCATGCGCGACCAGTTGTTCGGCCTCAAAACCGTGCAAACCATCGACTACATCGGCTACAGCAAGGAGCACAGCTGCTACGTGTTCGGCGACCTCGCCGTGCGCGGCGGCGTGGTGGAAAAAGCCAACGCCGAGGACTACTTCGAGTTCAAAAAGCTGCGCCTCAAAACGCTGCAAAAATCCATCCGCCTGGAGATTGCGCAAACCAACGAGGGCTACCGCAAGGAGTGGCTCGACTGGCTGTGGGAGTGCTTTGGCACGCAAGGCATCATCGCCCTGGTGTTCTGGTTTGGCTCGATGTTCGCCGAGCAGATCCGCTCCGAGTTTCAGTCCTTCCCGTTTCTGGAAGTGACTGGCGAGGCTGGCGCGGGTAAATCCACCCTGCTGATGTTCCTCTGGAAGCTGCTCGGCCGCCCCGAAGAAGAAGGCAAAGACCCCTCGAAAATGTCCAAAGCAGGCCTGCGCCGCTGGCTGGGGCAGGTATCCGGCATGCCGCTGGTACTGCTCGAGGCCGACCGCAGCGACGCCACCAGCAGCAACACCGCCAAGGGCTTTGACTTCGACGAGTTCAAGCCGATGTTTAACGGCGGCTCGCTGGGCGTAACCGGCATGAAAACCGGCGGCAACGAAACCCACGAACCACCCTTCCGGGGCAGCTTGGTCATGAGCCAAAACGCCACCGTGACCGGCTCCGAAGCCATCCTCACCCGTATCGTCAAACTCCACTTTGTGCGCCCCGAGGTCACCAGTGCCAGCCGCGCAGCGGTGGACAACCTCAACCACCTCAGCGCCAAGGATGTCAGTCACTTCCTGATCATGGCCGCCAAGGCCGAGCACCAGGTGCTGGAGGTTTTCCGCAAGCAAGTGCGCCTGCATGAGCAAAGCCTGCGCGCCATCCGCGAGATCCGCGTGGAGCGGATTATCAAAAACCACGCCCAGTTGCTGGCCCTGCTCGATGCCATCCAAACCGTGGTACCGCTCAGCGCTGAGCAACTGCGCAGCACCCAACAAGAACTGATGGCCATGGCCGTGGATCGCCAAGGCGCAATCAACGCCGACCCGGAGGAAGTCCGCACGTTCTGGGAGGTCTACGACTACCTGCAATCGCTCAGCGACGATCCGGTGGTGAACCACAGCAAAAAGCCCGAACACATCGCCATCAACCTCAACGAGTTCGCCGAGCGCGCCGCCGAGCACCGGCAAAAGCTGGCCGACGTGGCCACCCTGCGCACCCTGCTCAAGCACAGCCGCTCGCGGCCCTGCATCGACATCAACCGCGCCACCGACAGCGCCGTGCGCGCCGTTTACAACATGAAAAACCCACTCTCAGCACGCTGCGCAACCGTGAAGTGCTGGGTGTTCAAGGCTTAACCCAACCCCGGCGCGGCAACGCCGGCAACAACCCCAAGGAGAAGCACCATGCACCACGACAACGACCATCAACCCAACCCGCTGGAAACCGTCACCACCCTGGCCGTCAGCGGCCTAACCCTGGCGCTGATCATCCTCGCCGGCTACCTCACCCCCGACCTGCTGGCCCGCCTCGGCTAACCAACATGCCCAGGCGCGGCAACGCCTGGGCGAACTAAGGAGAAGCACCATGCTCAGCCCCAGCACTCAACGTGTACTGGCCGTACTGGCCGAAGAAGAAGCCCAGCGCCCCGCCATCCGCGCCGCTGGTTTGGCCGCCCTTTATCGCCTGCTGCCCGTGGCACAGCGCGACTCAGGCCAAAGCGGCGTGATCGCCCGTTTTCTGCTCAGCCTCTACAACGGCACGGCCTACCCCTTCCCGCTCACCGACCTGCGCAAGCTCGACACCGCGCTCTACAAAGACTGCATCGCCGTACTGCACCTGGACGCACGCCCCGAGCAGGAGGTGCACACCTACGTGACCAACGGCGACGCGATCTGGGATGGCTTCAAAAAGGTATGGCGAGCCTGGCACGCCCAATACAACTGACACCGGCCAAGCCGGAAAAGAAAAGGCCCCGGTGGGCGGCAACCCACCAGGGCCAAACCAACCCCAAGGAGAAGCACCATGCAAGCACAAGCCCCAGAAGTTAGCCTCGGCAAGGCTACCACAGGCAGGAAGACCGTCACGCGCTACGGTATGACCTTCACCGTTATTTCAAGCCGTGAGCGCTTGGCCTCAGCCGGTGGGCGTTACTTCCTCTGCACGGGCCGCGACTGCGATGGCTGGACGCTGTTTGAGCACGACAGCGACCTGCTGGAAACCGGCAGCGCCAAGTTGATTGGCCGTAAATTTGAGCGCCTTGAGAACACCCAGGCGCTGGCCACCGAGATAAACCGCCTGCTGGCGACCGGCGAAAAGCTGCCATCTGATGTACGTCCGCCATGGATCATCGATCAAGCCCGTCACGATCAGTGCATGCGTGTGTTCGCGGCTAATCGCCTTAAAGCAGTGGTTCACGGTGAAACCGTTGTCTATCACACGCTGCGCTGGTGTGGCCGCATCATCCGCGAGTTCATCTTCACCACCGATGCCGACGAATACGACGGTGAAGCGACGAAACGCATGGCCCACCACTTCAATGCACGCAACCTGCCGGAGAAATACAAAGGCACGGGCAAACCGCTGGACTGGATCCGCGCCGCACTCAATGACGGCTTTGAGCTGAACCAGATCTACACCTTCCGCGACGACCAGCAGGAGCGCGACCAATGAGCGACGTACTGAAGCCGTGCCCCTTTTGTGGTGAGTCGCTTTTTGAGAAGCGGCGCAAAAACAACCCATACGCCTGCTGCCAAACAGAGGGGTGCAAAGGCTCTAAATTGCCGCTGCTTAACCTAGACATGCCTGAAGACATTGCCGCATGGAACACCCGGGCTTTGTTCTCCATGGCATCAATGACAAGCGCAGAAATAGTTACTGGAGACGGCTGGACACACGACAAGCCAACCCAGCCCGGCGCGTACTGGATTCGCTGCTTCCTGCTGGAAGCGGACGCCCTGGTAAAAGTCCAGATAGTCGATGGCGCGCTGTGGTGCAACCTTCACCTGGTCAACACCGAGCCAAGCCTCGAATACGGCTACTCCATTGCACAACTCAGCCCGGTATTTGAGTGGCTTGGCCCACTGATGCCTAAGGTGGTGCC